ACTTACGGGCAGAAATAAGTCTCGCCCTGTTTCACCCCCCCCAAGAAAGGAATTGCCTCATGTCTAGGTATTCTCATTCTAAGAAAATGTCTCGTAGGGCAGAGCTTGCTCGTAGAAGAAGTCGTCGTGCAAACTCTGGTCTTCCAGGTTATGATAATCTAGGTTGGGATCACTTCGGTCATCCTGCTTCCTCCGATCAGCCTTCTGTAGATCAGTATGGTTTCGACTCAGAGTTCGGTGAGGGAGTTCGTAAAGGACCTTATCGTTCGGGTCCAGCTCCTGCATCTTATGGATGGGAGCCAGAGCATCCTGCTGTAAGCGATGAGCTTGTAGAGGATTACGCTCTTACTGATGATCTTCGCCAAGAGAACCTTAAGAAAGCTATGGAGCGTAAAGCGGCTAAATGTATTCAGATTGCTGAATCACGCTTAGGTCGTACTGCTTCACAGCGTGAGATCGAGGATCTTGCTCTTCGCATGATGGATCTTCCTAATCGCACTGTTAATGCTCGTGTTGCTCGTCTTGCAGATAACGCAGTACAGGTTGGCACTGAGTATGATGAGGGTCTTGACTTTACAGGCCCAGGTAATGCAAGTGATCAGATTGAAGCTGATGATCACATGGGTCATGGTATGTTCGATGAATATGACATCGACGGTAATGAAATGATCGACATGAGCGAATGGGGTGGGTCTGACTCTGCTTTTAACGCTCTTGATGTTGATGGTGATGGTTTCCTTTCTCGTGATGAAATCGCTATGGGTCTAGGCGAGTCTTTCGCAGACGATCTTGAAGCTGATGATGAACTCTCTTCTATCATGGCTGAACTTGAAGCAGAAGAAAGCCATTCTTCATCTGCTGAAGCTCTTGCAGAAGAAATCGCTACTCTTAAAGCGGCTAACGCTCGTCTCGCTCGTAAAGTTCGTAAGCTCGCAGACAACGCTGTACAAGTTGGTTCAGGTTATGAGGGTGAAGATCCAAATCTTGAGATCAAAACCACTCCCGATACTGAGCCTACAGAGGGTCAGCCTACTCAGCGTTTAGCTAAGATTGAGCGTCTTGCAGAAGCTCTCTCAACTTATATGTCTGATATGGAATCTACTTCTAGTAATGACATGGCATCACTTCTTGCTGAACTAGAAGCTGATGACTCTCGTGACATGAATAACGCAGAGTATGGATACACAGCAGACGATCTTGAAGCTGACGATCTTGAAGCTGATGACATTGAAGCTCATATGATGGGTGAAGATGTCATGGGTCTTGATATGGACGCTGATGAGTCTATCGCTATGGACCCAAGACTTGCTTCTATCTTCACCGCCTCAGACGAAGAAGAAGCTGAAGAAGAAGAAGCTGAAGAAGAAGCTGAAGAAGAAGCTACCGAAGAAGAAGCTACCGAAGAAGAGCCTAAAGAGGAAAAAGCTGAGAAGAAAGCTTCTTATCGCCCTCGTACCTCTGCTCGTAAAGCGGCAGTAAAGACTCTTGGTAACATCTCTCGTGAAGCATCTTCAGCTTCTGATGAGCTTTCTAAACTTTGGGAGTCTGCTCCCGATGTAAGCAAGTTCTTCGGATAAGATATAAATAAACTTTCAATAGTTTATTTATTGTTGACGCTATTATATAGGAAAAACTTTTCGGGGCTGGTTGTAAGACCACCCTTATCTTAACTACACTACTCTCTTGAAAACAGAGAGTACGAGCTTAATAGGAGAAATCTCATGGCTCTACTTGGACAAGCTAGTGGTGGTTTTACAGAGTCAAGCTCTGCGTTGCGTATCCTTCATGTAGGTGTGCGTAATACTGTAGGTCAACTACATAGCAGTGCTTTCACTCAGTCAAACCCCGTCTTTGGTGCTAATGCTACATCAGCACCAGGTCTTTTAACAAATGTACTTGGTGTACTTAGTGGTTCTATCGCTTTTACTCGTGGTACCTCTAACGAGCATGGTGGACCTTCCGCCGCAGTCGCTCCTGTTACTGAGCGTGTACTTGGTGTTTTCATCAACAATGCTTCGGGCAATGCTTTTGAGAACCAACCAGGTGTTGCATCTAACCGCGGTCCATATGTCTCTGCACAAGGTACTTATGCTAACCTTCTGTATGAAACAGTAAATGTTGCTACCAATGCTGACATTACAGCGACTTATGTTCCTGGTGCTACATTGATTGCTTCTATCAATGGTTTCTTGACCACCGCTGTAGCTAATGCAAATCACGATCATACTGATAGTGCTACTACCATCGGTATTCTTAAAATCTCTCCCGACTCGACATCTGACGAGTTGGTTTACGACCAACGCATTTGATAGAAAGGAAGAGTGATTTATTATGAGTAATTCAGTAGACAACGCTGTAAAACAGAAGATCATTTCTGACTACATTAAGACTCCACAGGGTCGTGCGAAGCTAGCCGCTTCAATGACTCAGCCCCTTCGTTTACGCAGAGACTATACAAGCGTTGGTCGTAAGACTTTCCTTGTAGAGCAACTACCAGACGGAGCTTTGCCTATTTATGACAAAGATCCCGATGTGACTGCTTTCGTAGTTGGTGAAGAGGGTGAGAACATCCTTGCAATCACTAAGCCTCGTAGGGTTATCTTCCCTCTTTTCGAGATTGCTTCAAACCCAGAGATTCCTTTGACTCAAATCAAGGAGCGTAGGTTTGACCTTATCGAGAGGGCACAAGATTTAGCTCGTGCTCAGATCCAAGCGGCAGAAGACGAGCGAGTATTCGCTATTCTTGATGCAGTTGCGGCAAACGGATTTGATAGCGTTGCAGGTCAGACTAACGCTGATCTCCCTGTTATCGCTCCTCTTAATGGTGCTGTTCTTGCTGACGCATACAGCCTCATTGAGCGTCACGACCTTCGTGTTGCTCGTGTATTCATGAACGCTCGTGATTACGCTGACATCCGTAAGTTCGGTAGAGACATTCTCGACATCGAGAGCCAAGCGGCACTCCTCAAAACTGGTCTACAGGCTACCCTTTGGGGTGCTCAGATCATCACTAGCCGACTTGTTCCTGTTGGAACTGTTTATGTCTGCTGTGAGCCAGAGATGTTCGGTCGTATTCCTGTTCGTACTGAGTTGACCGTTCTCTCTGCTGACGATCCAAAAGCTCGTACAATCGGCTTCTCAGTATTTGAGAATTTGGGTATTGGTGCTTATAACCCTCGTGGTCTTGCTCGTCTTACAGTACAGCGTTAATATCTAGTATATTCGCTTTACTTTCACCTACTTAGGTAGGTGTAAGAGGTACTAGAAAGAACCTCATCTTCTTCGGAAGATGGGGTTTTTTCGTATCTAGGGTTTAATATTCTCTTTATCGGTGTCTCTTATCCATAAAGGAGAGACACATCATGAGACTAAAGACTAAGAGAGATATTATAGACAGTATTGAGGAACCTCTTCTGAATACAATGTCGAAATACATGAGCGTGGATGAGATCACAGCAGAGGCAGAGCGTCTGAGTGAGTTTGCCCTCAATGATCTTAAAGAGGTTGAGTCAACTCTTGTTGCCCCTGCTTTATCTAGGGTTGAAGGTTGGAACAGGTCTAAAGTAGATGTGGTTATCACAGACATATATGATGGATATGAAGGATATGAATGGTCTATCTCTATTTATGTTGGGTCTGCTTCATTTACTCACATGGGAGGAAACCGTATTGATGACATCTTAGAAGATTTCCAAGATTTCTCATCTTCTGAAGAGATGGAAGATTATCAAAATCTTGTGAGCGAGATAAAAGATCCAGGATCAACCAAGACCAAAGCAGAGATTACTCTTTTCACAGCCCAACCAAAAGGTTTTGATCGTAACCGATATGTAGAGAAAGGATTGTTTCTTACCTCTGATTATAGCGATGCCATAGGTCTTGCCCATGATCGAGGTAGGGAGGTTTTTGAGATCGAGATCCCTCGTAAAAATGTACTTGAAACTAAGGGTGGCCGTATTCGTTGGTATCAAGTAACCAGACGCACTCAAGCAACAATACGACAGGTCTGAGTTGATCTTAGAAAGAACCTCATCTTCTTCGGGAGGTGGGGTTTTTTCGTATCCTGGGTTTAATAGTCTCTTTATAGGTGTCTTTTCTCCATAAAGGAGAGACACCATGAGACTTACTATCGCTTTACTCTTATCTGTCTTGCTCACCTCTACGATTTCTCACGCTGAAGAGAATAACTGGGAAGTGAGTTTAGGGACAACGCAAATGTTCATAGGTGGGTACAAAGAGGGTTCAATACCTGTACCCACGAACTCTGCCACATTCATCTTATCTCGTAAGATGTATGAGAGCTTTGCATTATGGGTTGTGTTCAATCTACCTACCTCCTCTAACAAAAGGTTTACAGAGGAAGGTTTACTTGTAGAGTCTCAGACACCACCTAGTCTTATGCTAGGTGCGAGTTATGAGTTATTGGGCTATGAGATCTCCGACAAGAAATGTTTAGGTCTTGATGTTGGTGCTTCAGTCGGACACACGATTACGCTTAATGGTCAGTTCTTCCCTGTGGGTGCGTTTCGTTTGAAGTTCGTTAAAGACGAGGACAGCACTATGTATGCAGGGGTGACAACCTCACCATATAATCCAGATGGTGATTTGGTGTGGGGTTTGATCTATGGCATGGGGTATAGATTTTAAGATAGTTAACTTTGGGTGGATATCAATAGTTTGTTTATGCCTCCTCATAAGTGATCTCATTAACCAAATGGAGAACTATTATGAGAAGAACAGTCAGCGAAGTAATTAGGGGTCTTGAGGGTCGTATTGCACGACTCGAAAAGTCATCGGGTACTCAAAAAGCCATACTTGCACAAAATATTAAAGATGAGATCAATGATTACATTGAGGATGTGTGGGGTATGGATAGTGAGTGGTGCTACAACAAGATAATAAGTGTAAAGGGGGGGGTTGACAAGGGGTTGTATATCCTCATTGAAGTCGGTTGTGAAGACGCAGGGGTAGATGCCGAATATATGATTGTATCACAGCGATATAACAGGCAAGTTTTAGTGGAAAAAGAAATCTTGAGTCTAAGAGAAGCACAAAGAGAATTTAAGAGTGTGAGATAAACCCTCGATAAAGATTGAATAAGTCTAATGGGCCAGGGGGTTGAGGATATGGTCGAAGCTACAGACATGGGAGTAGTTGGTGGGTGATTCAGATGAACCTACGAATATAGGATCTGATGTCGTGTAAGTTAGTGGTCGATCCCTTGTTCACATAAAGGACAAGTATCACCAATCTCGCACTTGATCACCTCAAGTTCGCCTGTAAGCCTTTCAACCTCTTGTTCAGTGCGAGAGATACGACTGAATAGTTCAAAGCGTTCAGAAGCGATCTTGAGATCATTTTCTATAGTGGTGTCTACCTCTGGTAAACTCACTTCTAACATTGAGATAGACTTAATTGTTTGGTCAAGACCTTTACGCTTATTCAAGACACGCTCAAGTGGGGAATGGTCTTTAACCTCCACATTAGGTATCGTTGGGAATGATGTTAAACCAACCCCAACGATACCTTCCATGACTCTTAGTCGGTTCTTTTCTTTACGGATTCGCTCAAGATCTTTGATCCCCATGAAGTCATGTGAGTTAACCTGTGGGAGTTTTACATTTTGCAAGGCGGATACGAACTGTGTTTGAAACATAAGTTTTTCTCTCTTTTCTTTGATTGCCTCTAACTTGTTTACTTTTTCTTCAAGAGATTTTATCGAACTCTCAAGGTCATTTATATGATTGATTGCGTTTTCTGCGTCCGAGAGTTCATTGAACTTTGGCAAACGCTTACGCTCATACTCTAAGTCTTCATGCTTTACTTTAATGCGTTGATTAAGGCTCTTAGTTTCGCTCCTAGAGAAGCTAGACGCTTTCTCTAGGGCTTCTATTGTCTTCACCTCTGACAAGGCACTAGAGAGGACACTAGGTGGCATATCGAGTAAGAAGATTTGTTCAAACTGACGAGCGATTTGAGGCCAGACAGTTTTCCCATCGACATCCACTGAAACGATGTTCAAGTCATCAAGCTCATCGGGAGTCTTTGACCCTACCTTATCTAGCTTTTGTCCGTTGATCTCATATTTGTTGACCCCTTTTCCCTTTTCCCAAATGACCGAGTTGCCATCATCAAAGTCGATAGAAACCTTTGATGATTTCTCACCTTTGCGAACATGAGAATAACCCCTAGCGTTAGAAAACGCACCTGCAATAGCTCTAGCACAAGCTGACTTGCCTGTGTTGTTCGGTCCTGTAATGACAGTCAGACCTTTGACCTCAAACTCAGCGTGTTTGATTGATTGGTAGTTTTCTATTTTGACTTGCATGGTGTCTTTTTCTCCTATCCCCTTTATATGAATGATACCGAGTCCATTAACTTCCGAAATAGTATAAGGGTATGTGTACCCTATACGAGAGGAGAGAAGATGTCTTTAGACACCAAATACAGACCGAGAACATACAGCGATGTTCTTGGTCAAAAGGCTACCATCCAAACGCTCAAAGGCTTTATTAAATCTGACGCAGGTTGGAGGCAGTCGTACCTATTCGCTGGCCCTTATGGTTCGGGCAAGACCACACTTGGTCGGATCATGGCTCGTGCTTTATTGTGTGAGTCTCCTGTAAATGGAGAGCCTTGTGATGAATGTCATTCTTGCAAGGCGATGTTAATGGGTAGCCATGATTCATTTATCGAAGTGGATGCGGCTACTAACAGTGGGAAAGCTGATGTAAAGAAGCTCTTGGAAGAGTTGGGTTATTCTTCCTTTTCGGGTAAGAAGAAGCTCTACCTCTTTGATGAGTCTCATCAGTTATCTAAGGACGCACTTGACGCTCTCCTTAAACCAATGGAAGAGAATGATCGGGGTAGCTTCGATAAGAAGCTCGTCTGTATCTTCGCCACCACTGAGCCAGAGAAGATGAGACAGACTGTTTTGTCCCGATGTGCTCCTGCATTCATCATTCGCCATGTGGATTCAGAAGAAATAGCAGACCGACTTCAAAAGGTGTGTGAGTGGGAGGGTTTCGAGTATGAGCGTGAAGCATTGGTCTTAATAGCCGACTTTACAGAGGGTCATATTCGAGATGCTTTAAAAGCCATTGAAGGTATAGCCTCGTCAAATGAGGGTACGATAGGTCTACCTGGCGTTAGGGCATATCTCCATGTAGATCGTAATGATGTGATCTGTCAGCTTTTATTAAGTGATAACTCTAAGTCTTTGAGCTTGGTCGATGAGTTATTACAATCGACACCTGTAGGTATTGCTTATGATAGGTTGCAGTCAGCGTGTATGTTTGCTATTTCTCTTGGCATGAAGGCAGGTGTGCCACCACCATATTGGAACAGACCTCTCTTACAGGAGATATGGGACAGATACGGTATGCCTTTGTTAAGTCTAGCAGACAGTCTAGCGAGTCGTCCGATTAGACCGACAGGGGGTATGTTTAAGTGTGATTTATTGAAATGGAAAATTGGGGGGGTACAAACCCTCCAAGTGCCTCAAGCAAAGATCGAAGAAAAAATCCCCTTTTCAGAACCCCAAGTAGATAAACCCCCTTTAAAGAGACAACTTTCGTTGTCGGACTTTAGCAAGATGGTAAAAGGAATGGTATCTATTTAATACCATTCCTTTTTACTGTGAGTTGTCTATGAGAGAAACTTCGTGGGTTGTCCTTGAGCTTTCAACAAAAGGCGAAGATGAAGCCCTAAGAGGGTCGCTTAAAGATAAAATCATTTCTAGCACCGCTTTTAATATTGATGATGTATACATACCTTTGATGGTTCAGAGATACCATGAACCTATTTGGTTAATGGAGGGATACATCTTCATCAAGAGTGGCTATGGTGCAGTAGAGTATTATAGCTTGAAGCAATCTGGCCTTGTGAGAGACATCATCTCTCAGCTTGATAGTCGTACAGGTCTTATGAGTATGGGAGTAATCCCCGACTCTGATTTGAAGAAAATGGTCAAACAAGTAGATAATCTAGGGGGTTCTTTCAAACAAGGGGATAGGGTTCGATTAAAATCAGGTCCATTTAAGAGCTTTGAGGGGGATGTTGTGATGACTTGGAGAGATGGGGATGTGCGAATGTACGCTATCCACCTGTCTTTTAGAAGTGTGGAAATCATACACACTATAGATTGCCTATCTGTAGAGGGAGCTTAAACAAATGGATCAGAAGTTAATGGAACAGATTTTTTCGGACGAACAAGGACTTCATACTTGTCCAACTCCAAAGTATGTCTCGGATGATCAGATTGAAAAGATACATTCAATTTTAGAACATATGAGCAAAGTTTCTCCTGTAGAAGCTGATATGGTTGAACTACACCTATTGCATGGACTCAGCCAAGCATATCTTGGAAAAATCTTTGGGTATACTCAGCCAAATGTCCATTACAGGGTTAATCGAGGTTTAGATAGGTTGAGGGTCTACGCACAAATAACTATTTATGAGGAAGCCGAGCTAAGAGATTTGCTCTCTGGATTCTTTATCGACAATAAAGACATTGAAGTATTAGTTCTTTTATACATCTACTCTAGCCAAAGCCATGTGGCTCGTATTTTAGGAGACACACAAGGAAAGATCAGATACAGGTACTTGAAGTGTTTAAAAGCGATGGAACAATCACCTAAATTAAATGAGGTCTACAACACTTTCAAAGTGATAAGTGAAAACATCACTCTCCTTAGAGTCCTTCCTGAAAGTGTAGATCGGAAGAGAGTGATCTTATGACGGATAAGATCTTACCCAAAGACATCGTAAAGAGATGGGTCACTCAAGTAATGACTCAGAAGTATGACATCACGATCCACCCTCAAGAGTATCCTTTCGGAGAGAAGTTTATACGCAACATCCAAAAAGAAGATTGGGATGTAAGCATCATTGATGACCACAAGATTGTGGTCAGTTCTAACGATCCTATCAAACTCGCTCACCTAACAATAAAACTAAGGAGACAAGGCTACATCATAGAGGACTAATTTGTAGTTCATTTATAACTCTTCTAGGGATGTAGTTTAACACTAAAGGAGAACACAATGGCTGTAAGAAGAAATCGCATAGTCAAACCATATAGAGGGAAGCTCTATGATATGGTGGTCAAGAACTTTGCTTATGTACCTGTCCTAAACGCAAAGGGGCAACAGGTTGAGCAGACAGATGGAGATGGTAATCCCATCAAAGGTAAAATCGCCAAAGTCAGACGCAAAGAAGTGACTGACGCATTTGAGATCTACTATAACATTTGTCTTGTGGATGAATACTTTAAGGTTCTTTATGAGGGGGGTCTTAAAGCAGGCAACCCCCCTTACCCAATGGCAACTCTCAGTAAAGACTTTGGGAAAAGTTGGAGGTTCTTGCTTCAAAAGTATGCCAAGAACGCACCAAAAGGCACAAGACAGCTTGCAACCAAAGTTGAGGCTCGACTCGAACATATCGACAATGCCATCAACAAAGGATTGGCTGGTGCATTAACAGGGACTGACATCAATAAGATCTTGGGTCTGCTCAAAGGGGCTACTAGTAGTACCGATTATAGAAGGACAATCGGTTTCTATGCCGATTTCATTAAACAAGCCTTCAATATGCTCGGCATCAATGTCATCTCCGAAGTTAAAAGCAATCCTAAGTTTAACATTCGGTATGTGCAGTTCTCTGTTGGGGATGAAATCAGTGATCTGATCGCCAACTCTAGTGAAATGGTCGCAAGTGAGATCACAAAAGCTCAAAAGCTGAAGAAACTCAGAGATGCGAAGCTCAAATCTTCTTTGCTAGAAGAGGGCTACCATGTCGAGACACAGCCTGTCTATTTGACTGGTGGTGTAGCGTACCTCACTGTTGCTTACGATCAACAAGCAACGAAGATACCTAAGCCACGAAACAAGCCTAAAGCTCCTACTTTCACTAAGGGGGATAAAGAGGTCATTCTTTCTTTAGAGAGCTTGGTGACTGAAGATACTGTCTACGAATCTAATACTGATCCAAAAGAATTTTTCGTTGCACCCAAGTGTTCAATCGAAAAGGATGAGAGTGGTAAACCTACCCTTTCTTATGAGCCTGGTGAAAAAGAGAAGAACGAACTCATTACTCGGCAGATTGCATCTGCTAAAATCAAAGCTAGATTGTTCTCTGTTCCTCAGTTTAAAGAGGGGTATGGCAGACTCCCTAATGGAGAACCAGAAGCAGGGTATGACTCAAGAGGTAGACCAAGATTTAAGTATGTTGTACCTAAGTCTCGTCTTAAGTTCTACAACAGGGCTGTTAGATTGTTTGAAAAGCTCTTAGAGTTTAGAGCAATCTGCGAGAATAAAGCCTCTCAGAGTCTGGAAGTATATAACTACCGACTCGCTATGAAACCTCTTATTAAAGGTGTTTATAGTAGTGACTTTACTGATGAGCTTGGCAATACCTACAAACGCTTTAATAACATGGAAAATCTTGCTAAGAAGGTTCTTGATAAGCGTAAGAAGGAACTCAATAAGAGGTTGGCACAGCCTAAGATCTCAACAGAGGTAATAACGGTCAAAAACTATCCCGATTGGGATGGGAAAAAGGTCGTATATTCTGATCGTAAAGTTAAGATTGCTAAGTTCGAGTATCCTACTAGTGTAGGGAGCAGATCACACAATCCAATTCACCACAAGGATCTTTTACAGGAAGCCTTGAACCGTATCAACTTAGGCAGAAACCCCGAACTCGATTCAAGCCTCAGAGATAAAGTTCTGACCCCCTCATTTAGAGAGATCAAAGGATCTGAGGGTCTGACTAAGACTTTTCAACTTGTTACTTTGAAAGACTCTGAAGGTAAAGCTAGAGAAATCATCGTAGCTGGTAGATATGCAGGGTATGAGCTTGACACCATCTTGAACATGGAGGGTCGCTTTCTTGAAGGGGGCTATGTCAAAAAAGAAGGTGGACGCTCAGTTAAAGTCGAAACAGATCGTATCGCTTTTGATGGTAAGGGAAATGCTCGCACTGTAGATCAGATCCAAGATGGGAACACTTGGACTTATAAGCAAAGGCTCATTGAACCTTACATTACGGTCAACCCAAAAACAGGTGTTCTTACTCTTGGTATTCCAGGTGGGAATGATAGTAAAGCAGATCGAAACATTATGAAGGATCTTGCCTCCAAGATTTCTTCTATTAATGACTTGAGAGATCCAACACTGCCTAAAGGTCATATGGGTAAAAATCCCTTCTTCACTTTCTCTGCTGAAGACTTTGAGACTATTCGTGACTCTCTTGGTTCGGTAGCGTTAAGTGAGTCGGCCTCTAAGTTTATGGATGAGTATTATGCCAAACTTAGAGCTAAAGAAAACGCTCTAACTGTTGAAAACACAGAGCGTTTCACTCCCGAAGCTCTTGGTGGTTTTGTTAGCAAGCTACCAAATAATAAGCCGTTCAAGTTCAATAACAAACAAAAAGAAGCAGCCGCTTGGCTTGAAGCATCAGGTATGCAGGGAGTTGTTGCTCTTGATACAGGTGTTGGTAAGACTCTTACCTCTCTTGTTGCGATTAAAAAAGCAATCAATGAGGGCATGGAAGAGGGTGGCGAAGGAGAAAATCGTAGATTCCTCTATATTTCACCTAAGAGTCTTGTTGGGAACTTGAAAAAAGAAGTGCTTAACTTTATGGTCGAGGGTGGAGATGACTTTGTTCGAGCTGACGGTAAAGTTGAGACAACCCCTAACTGGCAAAAGATCGTGCTTGATCGCATTGATGAGATGTCTTATGAGGACTTTGTTGCAGACTTTAAGAGTTCTGAAGGCATTGATGATCTCATCTTAGATATGGATAACGGTAAAGAGGTTGTTGCTGATACAAGCCGTCTTGCTCGTGAAAACAAGCATCAAGGAAAAGAAGCGACAATCACTTATGAAGTTATGTATAAAAATGGCCAAGAAGTCTCAAGAAAAGAAGTCGATTTCCAACTCGGAAACTTGATTGACCCGACTATTGTTCGCACAGCTTCTCGTGGTGATGAGGTAAGGACTATCCAAGAACTCGTTTCTTATCCTGCTCTATCACCCTCTGAAAAGGAAGCAAAGAAAAAAGAACTTAGTAAGTCTCGTAGGAAGCTCAATAAGCTCAAGAAGGAAGCTAAGGTTAAATCTTCTCCAGCTTTGAATAAGAAGTATCAGGACAGATACTATGCTTGTTTCTTTGATGAGATCAATGAGATCTTCCAAAAGGGTACTGAGGGTAAAGACAAAAACTATGCAGTGTCCTCTCTTGGACACCCTCGCAAAGTTTTCTTAACGGCTTCAGCACTTGATCGTGATCCTGTTGACCTTTATAGACTCGCTACTCTAGCTAAAGGTAAAGTTCCTACAGCAAAGAGTGAAAAAGCCTTTGCAAACAAATATGGTGTTGTTCTCGCAGGCCGTATGGTCGCACTGAAGCCAAATAAGGAGCTACAAGAGCAGTTTCATAACTGGGTCAAAGAGAACTCTTACTTTGCACCTAAGATGGACATTTCTTACGATTCTATGGGTGTTGATTACCAAGAGGTTGGTCTACCAAAACTCTTGGAACTCAAGTCTCGTACTCTTACTACTCGTATGCCTCGTGCCATACAGCGAAAGTACAAAGAGGAAGCCAAAGTTATTTCGGGTGAGCTTAAAGCAATGGTGGCTAAGTATCGTGATCTTAGGCATAAACTCGCCACTTTGAAAGATACTGATGGTGAGTTCTTTGATCGCACAAAGAGTAAGGCATACCAAGACCTCACTAAAGCTACCTCTAAAGTAAAAACAGCCCTAAACAAGCTCATTAAGATTTCTTCTGAGGGTATGTTTAAAGCTGATGCTGGGTCTAAGGTCTTTAAAGACAACTCGCAAGAGAAGTGCCTCTATTTCTGCTCGAACTTTAAACTTGCTGAGTCTCTTATCAAGAAGAACAGCAAGATCCGTAGAGATAAAGTTCATGCTGTCCTTTGGGCTAAAGAAATCATCTTCTATAAGAACGGTGATGTTGTTGCTAAAGTCGAAGATAAAGATAACATGAGTGTTCATGTTTTCGATGGTCTATATGAAGACAAAGGCATCTACAGCAAGATGGCATCCGAAGAAGAGGAAGATACTGAAACAGAGTCAACATGGGCTATGGACATCTCAAAGAAGTATGTCAGAGAGAATGACTCTTTAGCGAGTGCCGTTTGCTCGGATAACTACGCTCGCGGTTTCAACTTTCAAACCTTCACTAAGGTCATCCACCTTGATCGTGGTAAAGGGTTTGATTCCGAACTCTTGAAGCAGAGAACAGCTCGTGCTTATCGTGGCGGTCAAAGTAAGCAAGTAGAAGAAATCTACATTGACGCTACATTCGCTCCAGAATCTGACTCTGAGGGTACTGTCAGTGATAATGCTCGTGGACTCAAAGTTGATCTTAAAAATGCTCGTTCTCTTGAGAGGAGAGAGCTTGAAGAGGGTAAGACCTATCAAACATTCATTTGGGACGAAGATGATTGGATTCTTTCAGACACTTTCACATTCACTACCGAAGAAGATGAGGAAGGGATTCTTCAAGCCAAGCTCACTGAGATATTCAACACTATGGGTTATGTTAATCCTGTAAACCTCTCAAGTGCTGAAGAGCCTATTAAGAGGATCGTTCTTCGAGAAGGTATGGACATTAATGAGCGAGCTACTGTTAAAGATGACTTTGATATGCTCTCTATTGACCAAATCAAGTCTTTGGTTAATGAGGCAGATCAAGATTTCTTCCAAGACATCATCGTTAATGGCTTGAAGTCAGACCTTACTGCTCGTCTTGATGCCCGTGTCTCTGACACAGGTGTTGCGATTAAAACCCCTGCTATGATGAGGGCTGTCCTTAATCCAACAGAGGAGAACTGCGTCAGAGCTGAAAAAGAGCTTGAGGAGTACGATGCGAACCCACTAAGCCACATCACTTTTGATCCAGGTCGTTATGATGATGCTGATCTATGGTTGGCAGGTAGGTTCAATGCAGATGGTTCTAGTCTCACTAAGAAGCAGAAGCAAACCATAGACCTTATGGGTGGGCCTCAAATCGCCAACTACATTATGAATGAAGGAATGGGTTTTGTCAGTCGTGATAAGATCGACATAGGTAGCAACAGGT